GATGAAACCACCTGACCAAATGCAGACTGCATATCGCTGTAGTCTTTGTAGATTGGCTCTCCTTTAAATGCCTTGCCAAGTGCCATTTCATTCTCAAAACCCTTTTGGCCACTGGTCATGTCCACTGGCACTTTGACACTGAGATTCGTTGCACCAGAGCGCCTTAGTTGCATAATATTTTCTAAGGTGACAGGCACTCCAGCCTCTTTAAGCAAACGCGACTCAACTGGTGATGGCTCTGGCTTGTCCAATTGACGCAAGCCTTCCAGTGTCACGGGTAGTCCCAATGCTCTCAAGGTCTTGATATTCTCTGGAGTAGCCTCTGGCTTCGTAGTTTCAAGCAAAAACTTTGCGCCCTCTTTGCGAGGCATACCGGCCAGCAGTGTGCGCTGCTCTTGTGTCAGATTGGCAAAGATGTTTGGTGCTGGCGCTGGTGCAGCTGCTCTAGGTGCATCTGGTGCAAACACTTGCACGCCAGGGCCATCAATGTCTGCCGTTGGCATGGGCATTTGAGCGGCTGGTGTTGGCATCGCTGGCTGGCCTGCGGCCTTTAGCATTGCAAAATAATCTACGTCACGCGCACGATCTGCCTGACCTTCTTTCAGCTTCTCACCCAAAAGCAAATCTTGCAGTGATCCAGCTCTTGCCTGCTGATAACCTTGCTGACCGGCCTGCAAAGCTGATCCAAGTGCTTGGCCCATGCTGATTGGCACTGCACTTCGGCCACTGGCTTGGAGCAATGCAGCAGCCGCTGACAGCGTAGCATTACGGCCTAGCAGTTTGCGCTGATCTTCTGTCAGCAATGCATCAAGACCCGTTGGCGTGCCACCACCGCCAAATATATTGCCAAAAATGTTGGAGTCAAATTGAGTCGCCATATTTCCACCTTAATCCAATAAACCTCTGAGGCGGGTGTTGACCACATCGCCTCTGCTCATCATGTTAGTTGATCCTGTATCTGGTGCAAGCAAAGATGCCGCACGCATGGCCCGTCTTTCTTGACCAGGCTTGATGGCCAACTCGGCCACCGGTGTTCCAGTCCTGTCTCTTGCCACCGCCACATTGTCAAAGCCATTTGCCTGATCGTATGCATAGCCAAACAATGCCATGCCCACATCGCGCTCAGACCCTTGGTCAATAATCTTGACCTTTGCTGGGTCACTGGTGATCACAATGCCACGGCTTGTCTGAGCCACTGTCAATCCATCAGGGATGCGAGAGGGCATTGGTGATCCAGGCGTGATCAGGATGGTGTCACGCTTGCTTGATGGATCAAGCAAAGCCATGAGCTGCGCGTCAGCGTAGCCTTGTGGCTCTGGGGTTGGGGTGTTTGGCATATTAGATCAGACCAAGCAATGCACCAAGTCCAGCGCCACCGGCAGCTGTCAATCCAGTTGCTGAAGCAATTGCCGGAATGCCAGCCAATTGAGAGCCAGCCAATGCACCGCCCAATAGGCCAGCACCGACATTCTGGCTGTATGGGGTTGTTGCCACTTGGCCAAGGTTAGCAGGCTGCGCACCCAGTGAAGACTGGACCACACCTAAACGCTGCAAGCCAATGTTTCGGATTGCATCCATTTGTTGCTGGTCCAAAGCCTGACGCGCACCGCCAGCGCCCATGACCGCTTGAGCGCCACCAAGACGCAATGCTTGTTGTTGTGCAGCCAAATTGCCTAGCTGGCTTGCACCGCCTAGCCTCAATTGCGCACCTTGCAAGCCTGCTTGCTGATTGGCAATGTCGGCTGCTGACATCCGGCCAATGTCGGCCTGCTGTGCGGCCATGGCCTGGTTGAATGCTTGCTCGTTTAATGTCGCCCCAAGGTTGCCGGCCTGTTTGGCAAAGCCAAGATTGGTCAAGCTCTCAGCCACACCTTGGCGTGATCCACCAAAAGCCTTGGCAGCGTTTGCACGCTCACCCATCTGCTGGATGGCAGTCTGGCGTGAAGACTCAAGGTCAGCCAATGCGTTCTTGCGAACCATCTCTGAAAAGGGATTCATGTAAGAGCCAATAGTGCCTGGACCTTGTCCAAGGCCCAGATTGGTCTTCTGCGCTGTGATCTGGCTGGGCTGATAGACACCGCCATAAGCCGCCATCTGCGCAGCCAAGTCTGTGCCAGTGATGCCTGGGCCAGCGAGGGCCGTGTTGACCAGAGCCTCCTCGCCTGCCTGGTACAAAGGGTTGTACCCTGCAAACTGCTGAGTCGGCAAAGCGCCAGCGACCCCTTGGGCCTGCTGAAAGTTGGCCAAGAATGCTTCTTTGATCTGAGGATCAATGGAGCTTGTTGATGTAGTTGTTCCACCTTTTGACATATCGCCACCTTATCCGAGTAAAGATTTCATTTTCTTGGCAGGCACTTTGCCCTCATTGATCATGTCCAGAAGTCCACGGCCATACTTATTGACTGCTGACTTCTTGATCACATATTCGCCAAGATCAAGATTGACAGCGCCATCATCTGGACCAGGAGGATTCATGCCAAACATGAGGCCACCATGGACCATGCCGCCACCGGCCAAGCCTGTCGATTCTTGTTGTGTGTTTTGCGCTGCTAATCTGTCAGCCTCTTGGGTTGCAATTGTTTGGGCAACATTGGCCGCTTCAATCTTGTCATACAGCCCTGGGTCGTATCCACCCATTGGTGTGTTGGTCACAACATTTTGATAAGGGTTTTGGAATGGTTTCATCTGGCCCATGATCTGAGAGTATGGGGATGCACCACCAGCTGTCACGGCAGGGTTAAATTGAGCGCCAATTGGGATTGACTGAAAGTTGGCAAATGAGCCGCCAATGCCCATGTTCGCACCAGGCGCTGCCGTTGCTGGCGTGTAAAACTTGCCGCCAGCATTGTTCTGAATCCATGACAAGTCAGCATCTGTCAGGTTAAACATATTCTTTGCTTGCGCTGATGTCACCTGATTCTGTGCCAACAAACTATTGAGCAAGGCAATGTCGCCATCCTTGTATGCTTTTTCAAGCTGGGCATTCAATGCCGTATTGGTGGCTGGAGGCGTAACTGGTGGCTTAACGACAGGAGGAGTGACCACTGGCGTTGTCACTACAGGGGGCGTGACCACTGGTGGCGTGACTGGTGTTGCCGCAAGTGCCGCCAATCGTGCAGCCTCTTGTTGACGCGCCAATAAATTAGCTTGAGCTGCTGTTTCAGTAGCAAGCTCTGCTGCCGTTGTAGGCGTTGCTGCATTAAATCGTTGCTCAACACCAGCCAAAGGCACTCCAGTGGCGGCAGCCACATCTTGTGGACTTACGCCAAGCCTTGTCATTTCGCTTTTGAGTTGGGCATCAGTCAAACCCTGATTTTTTACCACATAGTCAAAAATGTTTTTGTAATATTGCTCTTGGGTCATCCCATTGTTGAGCGCGTAATTAAGTGCTGCTGAAGTTGCCATATTTGACCCCGTTGTTACTGGTGGCATTACCACTGGTGATTCTAATAAACCCACTGGCGCTGTTACTGGTGCAGCCACTGGCGCTGTTACTGGTGCAGCCACTGGCGCTGTTACTGGCGCTGTTACTGGTGCTACATAGGCTGGTGTTTCCACTGGTGCTACATAGGCTGGCGCTTCTGGTGGTGTTTCCAAAAGACTTGGTGCTGGTGGTGTATAGACAGGCTCTGGCGCAGTTACAGGGATGGCCTCATAACGCTGCTGGACAACCTCTGGTTTTGTTCCAGTGGCTTGGGCCACATCAGTTGGACTGATGCCATACTGGTCCATTGCAGAGCGCAAATCAGCATCAGACATTCCTTGATTCTGCAAAACAAAATCAAAGATGTTCTGATAATACTGATCGGCAGTCATGCCGTTATTCAGCGCCCAAGTCAACCCAGCTGATGCCATTTGCCTATATCTCCTTTGCCATTACAGACCATTGTGGGCTGTAACCTTCGTCTTTCAAAAATGTCTTTGCCCAGCCTCTTCGGCCTGCCAAGGTCACTCTGGTGCAGCCAACAGACTTGCCCCAGGATTCGATCAATGGTCTCATCCTTGAGAGTTCATCTAGGTCGCCACCAGCCAAGAAGTAATGCAAACACTTCAGTCGTGGGTAGACAATGATCTCTGTCAATACCACCGAGTCCTTGGCCGGCCACAGCTGCAATCTGTGACCCTCGACCATCTCAGTGACATCGTCAAAATTATGTGTGCCTCCAGAGTATTCTAATGCCGCCTCCACATGGTGGCGTAGCCTCTCCAAATGTTCTTGGTCACTCATCGCTTTCCAGAGGGAATAGCATCAAGCCTCATCACCCCAATTCGCCAGTCGGCCAATACCGCACCAGTCACCTTCACATTGACCTGACGCGCTGCAAACCGGACATCAGTCGGGTTGGCTGCCGTGTATGGCCCAAATGTGGATTGTGTCCCAGTGGGGTAATTGCGGGTTTTGAATGAAACCACCGCCTCACCCAGTGTCTGCTCATCTGGCACAACTTGCCTGACCGACATGATGTTGTCGCCATTGCCCAATTGCACTGGCCCAGACTCAGCGTAGACGCTGGCGCTGTCATAAGCAAAGCCAACCTCATGCTCATAGACATAACCATCGGTGGACACGGCCATGGGGTTGGTGAACACTCCGGCATCAGTGCCAGCAGTTCTGGCCAATGTGCCTATGTTCCAGTGGTTTTCTCTGTAGTTGAAAGTGCAGTAGCTGTCATTCTCATTGCTGCCACTGCTTGGGTAGTACCACCAAATCTCACCATATTGACTATTGTGGACCGCATAGACCTTGGATGACTGATTGAAGTTCATATTGCCAAAGACATAGTCGGACACATCGCTTGGCAGTGGCTTGACATATCCGTCATAAATCCAGAAGCCTGCCTTGCTCATCCAAATGGCAGCAGTGTCAATGGCAGCCACTGCCTGGGCCGAGATGAGACCGCAGCCAGAGCCGGCCTTCTCAAAGCCATAGACAAATGGAGCGCCAACATACTGGGCCGTGTGGACATCGACATCTGTAAACAGCAAATTGATACCCTTGACCCGCTTGCCAGCAATGAGAGTGCCAGGCGTTGCAAGCTCATAGTCGCCTGCCTGGTTGTCGCCAGCTGGGGTCCAGACTGTATTGTTCTCTTGGTCGCACCATTGGACCTTGCGTGGGTTTCCACCAGCGCCAAGGGCAAACATGATGCGCTCGGCAGTCACCATGACCGCCTTGTTG